GCCCTGCGCGAGCGTGTCGCATTCGTTCTGCAGGGCTTCGTTGCGGCGCTTCATGGAGCTGATCAACATGGACATGCTTAGTTTCCTTGTGAGGTTGTCGTGGATGGAGAGTTTTCTTCGGCGGCTCATTCCGCCGCCCAGGTGACGTTACCGGCGGCAGCGATCGCGTCCGCCGTGCCAGCCAGCGCGATCGCCTTCTTCGCGGCCATGCGCTTGGCCTCGACGCCGGCCGAGATGTGCTGCCACGCCGCAAAGGTGTCGACGATCTGCTGTGCCTTCTCGGTCGCGGTCATGTCGTCGGCCTCAGCCTCGGCGACGATGTGCGGGATCCTGTCGTTGGCGATGCTGCTGTTTGCGAGCTTGCCGCGAGCTTCTTCCAGCTTCTGCTGGTAGGCCATGACCTGCCCGAAGCCGGGCGTGATGAACTGCATCCGGTACGCCTCGGCCGACCGGTCGACCTTCAGGACCGCAGCGGCGCGCAACGCATCGAGATCGACCTCGGCTGCCGGCGGGTTCCACCCGGCGATCAGGCTGCCAAGCGCGTCCGGCAGCACCGGCCAGTCGCCTTCCGTTTCAAACAGAGTGTCCTCTGCCTTGGAGAACTGATCCTCGATCGAGCTGATATCTGCGAGCGGTAGCTGCCAGATCATCTTTGCAGCCGCCGTGTACCAGAAGTCCCGGCCGTTGAAGATCTGCTGACGGGCAAGCCAGATCGCTGCGCACACGGCCCATCGTTCGGCCCTCTTGGCCTTGACGGCCGCGATGACGGCCTCGGCCATGCATTCGTACATGCTGTCGATATTGTACATTACCGTTCCTTTGCTTAACCGGTTTTCGTGCCGAGCTTCACGCCAATGCGTCCGACGCCGATGGTGAAGTCGGAGGCAGCCGTGTTCTTCTTGATTTCGAGGGCGTAGCTGTAGTTGCCGGACGGCCCCGCCGGCTTCATGTGGATGAGGTAGGCGGAGATGACGTCGTTCACGTCCTGCGACGTGTCGGTAAAATAGACCTTCCCGTATTCGACATCGGCCGTGTAGGCGCCGTTCAGATACTCCCGAAGGCGGAATTGGACGGAGGCACTCGTGGCGCCACCGAGGTTCGTGCATCGCACACGGAAGCTCGCAACCACTTCCAGCCCATCCTGCGACGGCTTGGTCACGTCGGCCGAAACTCGCGCCTGGAACGCCGTAGTGATCGTGAATGCATCGGGGTTTGAACTGATGCCGAGATAGCCCGTGGCCCGCGCCGCAAGCTTGTCATAGGACACGCCGCCGACCACAAGCTTGTCCGTCGTGACAGATCCTGCCTGCAGCATCGCGGTCGTGATCGCGTCCGCAGCGATCTGAGCTGCCTTGATCGCACCATCGACGATCAGCTCGCCGGCGTTGCGCTCGAACGCACCAATACTGCCGAAGTAGACCGGCCCACCTGTGTTGTTGCGCTGAACGAACAGCTCGATGATCGCGCTTGCCGCGCCGACAGGAGAGACAAGATTGACGGTCTGCAGCCCGGTCCCGCCGGCGCCACGGTTGCCCGTACTGGCGTGGTCGTAATAGCTGGCGAGTGCGCCGTTTGCATCGAGCCAGAGAACGCGGATGAACGCGTTGTAATTGCTGTTCGAGTAGATGGCCCCGGTGAACCGATAGGATGTCGCCCCTTTAACCGGGAACGAGCGGCTCTGGCAGTTCGTGTAGCTTCCAGATCCCCAAGGCCCAGCACCAAACTGCATCCCGTTGTAGGACTGGAACAGCCCGTGGTCGCCCCACACGATCCAACCGGGGATCGTACCGACCCAGGCCTCAGTGGACGTCATCTGGTTGTCCGGCACCAAGTTGCTGAAGTTGGTGATGACGAGCTGCTTTGCAGAGATGGAGTCGGCCGCGATCTCACGCGCACCAAGGGTATTAGCCTGAAGCTTGTCGCCAGAGATCGTCGCGCCCTGGAGCTTGTCACCCGTAATGGTGCTGCCCTGGATGTTGATAGCCGAGATCGCATTCGCAGCGATGGTGCCGGCTGTCACGGCGTTGGCCGCGAGCTTGCCGGCCACAACGGAGTTCGCAGCCAGCTCGTTCGCCGTGACGGTCAGAGCGGCGATGTGCGAGCCGGTGATCGTATCGGCCTTTATCTCGTAGCCGGTGATCGTCGCGGCAAGAAGGCTGTCAGCCGAGATGGTGCGGACCGCGAGCTTGTCCCCTGTGATCGTACCACCTGCGATCTTGACCGCCGTGATCGCGTTAGCCGCGATCTGGTCGGCCGACACGGCGCCTACCGCGATCGTGCCGGCAGTCACCGCGTTCGCTGCGATCGTGCCGGCCGTCACGGCGCCTGCGGCCAATTTCCCAACTGTGATCGCGCCGGCAGCAATTTTGTCCGCTGTGATCGCGTTGGTGACGATGTTGCCAGCGTCGATCAAAGTGACGCCGGCCGGCCCCCAGGGAGAAAGCTCCGTCTGGTTCGGATTGCATTCGCCAAAGTAAGGCAGCGCAAGCCACGTGTAGCTGTCGACACCATACGCTGCAGAATGGCCCCAGCAGCGGAAGAAGACATAGGCGAAGGCCGTGCCGGCTGGCGCGGGATTAAGTCTGCCTCCGATGCGTGGATAGTTGCTCAGCTGACCCTGTGGATCGAAGTTTTGATGCGACGGACCATCATACCAGGCGTAGCCGAGGTTGTTGCCGTTCAGATCCCGCCAGTCAACGTGGGCACGGACGTAGTTGCTGCGGTGACCGAAGGCGTAGATTGAGATCTCATAGTTACCTCCAGCCTTGACCGGAAACCTCATGATCTGCTTCGTGGCAGGATCGATTGGAGAGACGTCAGCGAACTGATCGTTCACCTGGGCTCCGCGCTGCAGAACCTGAAGCGAACCTGTCCCCGCGATGCCATATTTGTCGGTGCGCATTTCGAGGATAGGGTTGCCCCAGTCGCCTCCCGAGGCGTTCGCCTGCCAGCCGGTTGTTCCTGCCCGCAGATCCGAGTTCGGGATCATATTGCGGCCGGTTCCAACCGCCAGCTTATCCGCGCTGATGGCGCCTGCCGCAATCTTTGCGGCCGTGATCGCATTAGCAGCGATCTGGTCGGCAGAGACCGCGCCCACAGCGATCTTTCCAGCAACGATTGCGTTGGCTGCGATTTCGTTGGCCGTTACAGCGTTCGCAGCGATCTTGTCGGTCGTTACCGAGTCAGGACCGATCTGAGTGGACGTGATCTGACCCGTGACGTCGACCGCCGGTACGCTCGCTGTGAAAGAGCCTCCGGTGTATCGATAGAGCTTGCCGTCCGTCGTGAGGAAGACAGTCCTGCCCTGAACATTGCCGGTCGTCGGAAGAGCCGAGACGGTCTCGACCGGACGGATGCCCGAAGCGAACTTCGTGGCGTCGATCGCCGCAGCGGCCAGCTTCTGCGCAGTGATGGCCGCATCTGCGATCTGCGAGCTGATGATCGTGCCGGAGATCTCCACGGCCGGAACGGACGCCGAGTAGGCGCCGTTGGTCCAGCGATAGAGCTTGCCGTCGACCGTGATGATCTCTTGCGTCTTCGTCGTCGGGACGACGGTACCTGCGACAACGCCGATCGGTTGGATGCCGGCCGCGAACTTCGTGGCATCGACGGCCTGGGCGGCAAGCTTGTCGCGCTCGATCGCGCCATCGGCGACCTTCGACGCGATGACAGCACCGTCCTGGATCTTAGAGATCGTGACAGCGGCATCGGCGAGCTTGGCGGCGATGACCGCACCATCCGAGATCAGCAGCGACGTCACCGCAGCCAAGGCGATCTTTGCTGTCGTCACCGCCTGATTGGCGAGCTTGACGCCGGTCACCGCTTCGTCTGCGATCTTGGACGCGGAGATCGCGGCCTCGGCGATCTTCTGCTGCGTCACAGCGTTGTCAATCAGGTCCGCTGACGAGAATCCGATGTCCGCCGTCGTCACTGAGATCCAAGCTGACGGGTCTGTCTTTCGAGCAGAAAACGGAACAAGCCTTCCCTGCACCTCATATTCCGTTGCAGGCCAGAGCCAGAGTCCGGTTAAGATCCACGCGCCTGTCGCAGACGCGTAGGGAAACTGATCGCTGTCAAAGACGATGGCGCCCGTTGCCTTCAGTCGCACTTTTACCCACACGCTTCTGACATCGTCGAGGTTGGCAGCGGCTGTGACCACGATCGCCGGTCGCCGGGAAACGCCGTTCGCATCCGTGATCGTCGTGGCCGTGACGGTCCAGCCTTCCATAGGCTGTGTCGGCACGAGCATCGGACCGAGATAGCCGGAGGATGTTGGCAGATCGAATGTCGGCGACCAGTCATAATCGGCCGGGTCGATCTCTCGGATCGTTACCAGCTGGTTCATGGTCACCTCGCCTTGGATATCGACGATGATGAACTTCTTGTTGGAGTAGCCGTTGCGTGCCGACGACCAGGCGATGACGTCGTTCGGCTCCAGCACCCACGCCTCAGGCGGCAGCCAGAAGCGGTGCGTGTGGAAACGGCGTTCTTCCTTGATCATCGCGCGGCGGATGCGCTGTGCCTGGCGCGCAAACGGCACGGCTGGCAGCTGGACGTCAGCCGCCAGCACACGGTTGCCGTCGACCTCAAACAGCGTCTTACCCGTGGCGGGGTCAAGCGTGTCCTTTGCCGTCAACGCCGGCGCGTCTTTCGTGACCCACTTCTCGTCAGGGTTTGGATAGCTGATGTTGATCTGGTTAATCGTGTCGTCGAGCGTCGGAAACGGCTCGAACGTCTGAACCTTCGTAACCACGATATCAGCATCAGTGAAGCTGAAGACGGCGGCCCCAAAGGCGCCGATCTGGATCTTGAACGAGCCACCGACTTCCGCGATCCGTCCATTGCAGGCAGCCCGCAGATTGTCGATGACGTCGAGAGGTTCCATGTCGCCGGTGATCTCAATGCCGGCACGGAACTGCGGCTCTGATGGCTGCCCCGCGATCTCGATCAGACGACCAGCCTCGTTTGCAGCGGCGATCCAGTTCGACGATGGCAGGCGGGATGCGGCCAGGTCCTGACCGCCGAAGAACCAGTCGCCGTTGTAGCTCAAGCCGCGGATGACGTTGTAGGTCATCACGACGGCGTTGACCGAGGGCTCCCAGGTCGATTGGTCGTTCCAGCGCTGCGGGCCGTTACCGCCATTGGTGGAATCCTTGCGGATGTCATAGAGCGGTATGCCGCGCGACACGATCAGGGTGTTGGGAACCGTGTTGAAATACTTTGGCCGATAGCGATAGGTCATGACGGCGTAAGGCACGCCGCGACCGATCATTGTCGCAAGCCAAGGCCGATCTTCCAGGTCGCCGAACGTCTCCAGCAAAAACGGATCGGTCGCCGTCTGCGTCCCGTTGTAGAACTTGATCCACGCATAGTCGTCGATGCCGCTCCCGACATCGCCGTCCCGGTCGTCGTCGTCCCGGAATTCCTTGATCGGATAGCCGTTCTCATCGGGTGTTTCCCCTGTGAGAATGGTCACCTTCTGATCGTCAACCCAGAGATCAATATCCTGAAGAAGCGTCTTCGACATCGGCAGATTGCCAAGCTCGATGACCTGGGTGAGATAGGCGTTCGGTGTCTTCCGGAACTTCCCCCAAGTGGCGACGTAGTTTCGCTTGCCAGCGGTCGGGTAGTAGCCGATCACGGCTGACACCGGGATGTCGTCGCCAATTTCGATATCGAGCTTGACGCCAATCGCCTTCTGCTCAGGCTTCTTCGTCAGAACCTTCTGGAGAAGCGAGACGGCGACGTTGAGCACGATGCCCAAGACGACCTTGCCGATCGTTGTCGCTGCGATGGCTGAGAACAGCGCAGGAATGCCGAGCAGCGGTCCTGCCTGAGCAGGCTCCGCCGCCGCCAGCACGCACCATGCGACGTTCAAAAGCAGATTGAAAAGCTTCATGGATTATCCGACCCGGAAGGCGCGCACCGCAACTGCACGGTCAATATGGTTGATACCCGTCTCGGCAAGCGTGAAGATCCGCTCGCCGTTGAGCACACCGAGGGAATGGCCGAACGGCGTGGTCACCGGCATTGCCATGATGTCACCGATCTGCGCTTCAGACGGATGGGCATATTCCGGCAGGTAGGCGGCAACCATGTCGGCAAGATCCGTGAAGCCCGCCGCGCGCATCACCCGGTAAGCAGACGCGGCATCGTCATAGGTGCCATCGAACTCGGCGTAGAGATTCTCGCCGGTCAGCACCTCGACAATGCGGCCGACGAATTTGCATGCGCAGTCGTTGGTCTTCCAGTCGAACGGCTCGCGCCGCATGTCGTCCAACACATCGTTGAACGGCCCGACCCATAGCGGGCGTCGCTTCAGCTCGATCATTCTTGCCCCCAGTTCGGCTTCCAGTTTTTGACGGCGCCGGCATACTTGCGCCACTCGTCGCCCTGCCGTCGCTTCTGCTCTTCGGCTGAGGACTTTGCCGGGTTCTTGCGTGTCAGCATCGAGATCGCGTCGGAGACCGTGTTGATCTTGACGCTTCCTGACTGGCTACCGACTGGCGGTGTCTCGATCGGAGAACCGTCTACCTCACCCAGCCACACCAGTGCAGGCGGCGCGGCCAGCAGGCGCGATGTCGGATCGAGCAGCGCATCCCAGATCTCGACCTTGGCCTGACGGATGTTCACGCCGCGGACGGCTTCTTGCACGGCCGGTGCGATCTGGCTTGCCGTGAGGGCAACGGTCTGGATGGTCAGATTGGCAACGCGTGGGATGGCGCTCACCATCAGGTTGACGCCACCGAAGAAAAGCCGCGTGGACGTTGCCCCGGTCAGGCCGCTCGTAACGGTGATGTCTTGGTCATCGTTCTCTGACCAGAAGCTGATCGGGTCGAGGAGTGCGCCCGTGGTAATCGACCGGCCGGTGATGCTGACCAGCTTGCGAGGCACGATCCCGCGTTCGCGCGCATTGACTAGCGCGGCGTAGAAGTCAGGATGAGGATCTCTCATTTCTTCTGGATCACCTTGAAGCCGGCGCCCTCGGTGTGCAGCTTGCGAGCTGTTCCAGGGTTATGTGTGCCGGGGAAAATGGCGCATTTGCAGAAAGGCTTGGCAAGCCGGACGTCGAGGCCGCCGCTGATGCCGGACGGGATGTGCGGGAACACGCCCACCATTCCCGTCACGCCGGAACCAGACGCTGCGACCGTCTCCGAGACCTCGAAGAACCCCACACGCTGGGGGTTGCTCCCGTACAGGATGGTGAGCTTGTCGCCGACCGTCAGGACATAGCCGGCTGGGAGCCCGGCAAAGGACATCGAGGCGCGGTCGGTGTCGATATTGAGCACCTTGACGCTGGCACTACCGAGTACGGCGCCTGCAGGGTCGGACTGCGGATAGAGCGAGAGCGGATCGCAAAGGTAAAAGCTCTCCTGCGTGCCGTGCAGCTTGCGGATCATAGCCGCAATTTGCTTGGCGCGATTATTGGACAGCATGATCAGCTCGACCGTTCCGATCCAGAGCGGGCTGGACAGTTCGGCTTGCCAGAACCGGCCGTCACCGCCAGCCGACGTCTCGTCGTTGCGCTGGATGTCCCAGATCACAGTCGAGATTGCCAGCTGATCGGCGAAGACGGCAAGGCTGTAGGGATATGCGACCGTCATCGCACGGCCTTTCTCTTGCGCGGGTTCTGCCTATGGCCGTTGATGACGTCGAAGATGTTGGCGTCATAGTCTTCGACGGCTTCGCCTGCAGCACGCTGTCCCTGTTGGTAGGAGATGTTCTCGACATAGGTCTGCAGGGTTCCATCCTGCTCCATGCGTGTGACGACCTCGACCTTTACTTTGTCTCCAGCGCCTGACCCCGTATTGTCGTTCAAAGAGTTCGGGATGGTCGAGCGGCGTGAAGGTGTGGTGGCAGGGCCGCCAACAAGGCCGCCGCCGGCATATCCCTGCCAGCCGAGCCGCATACCCTCAACGGCTCCAATGCCGCCGGCGCGAGCGATGTCCATCTGCGACCAGACGATTTCGCCCTTATGGACAACGCCGGCTGGCTCATTGATCCCACCCGGTCCGGTGTAGCCGCCGCCCGCCTTGCCGGTCATCAGGAAGCCGCCCAGCGTCGTGTTCGGCGCCCAAAACGAGCTGGTCGGGTCGATACCGCCAAGCAGACTGCCGAGGCCGCCAAGAAGGCTGCTCGGGCTGTTGGCGCCAGAGGCCGCGTTCATAAGCTGCTGGCTGAACTGACCAAGACCGGCGCCGAAGTCACCAACACCCTTCAACGCGCCTGACGTAGCGTCCGTCAGTCCGCCAAGATTGGTGGCAGCCTCATTTGAATTCGCTGCCATTCGCTCCACGGCCGCTGCAGCCGTGTCCGAGTTCATGCCTTCACTGTTGGCCCTAGGCCAAAGCGACCGCTGGCTGGAGTTGAGACCGCCCTCCCAGGACCCGCCACCCATGCCGGCACGCTTGCCGCCAAGGTCAAAGTGCATCGTGTCGACGGCGCCGTACTTCCCCTTGCCGCCGCCGAAGTAGCCGCCCCAACGGAGGTCCTGAGCGAGTTCCGGGTATTTTTCCATCTGGACGGAGCGGGCCGTCTGAGCGAACTGCTCATAGGTGCGGAAACTGGACGCATCCTGGTAATTACCGAGCATCTTTCCCGACGACAGGTCTGTGAGCTTGACGTCAGTTGCCAGACCCTGACCATGGAAACGCGGATCGCCCGCACGAAAACCCGACATGGCATCGACCTTGAAGCCGGGGAACCGCTGGGCAGCCGTGTTCAGGATGTCCGTCAGCTTCGCGTCGACACCGCTCTTGTAGTTCCCGACGAAGCTCAAGGCAGAACCGGCAGCACTGCGGGCGGCATTGTCATTGGCCGCGGAAGCAACCGCGCTTGCAATGCCAGCGCCAGCGGAGGCGGCCGGAGCTGCAGCGGGCGCAGCAGCGCCACCAATCAGGCTGAAGATCCCTGTTCCCGCCGTCGAGCCGCTGCCCGGCTTGCCGATGATGCTTGAGACGAAGCTGTCGATCAGGCTGTCGGTGATCCGGTTCGTGACCTTCATCAGACCGTTCAGCAGCGCATTCCCGAAGGCTTCGCCGATGCTGTCACCCTGCTGGAGCCCTTCCCGGAAGTCGGTGAAGAAACCGGTAATGCCTTCGCGCAAGGATGCCAGCTGCATGTTCTGGCGCATGATCAGAGCGTCTTCCGACGACAGGTCGACGGAGAGCCCGGCGCCGCGCTGGCGAGAGGCTATCTGCTGGTCGCCGGAGGAGCGGTAAAGCTGGTCGCGCTCGAACTGAAGATCGTTCGACAGCTGCGCCCGCGCCCGTGTCTCCGCAAGCCGCCCATGGGCTGCCGCCGCCTGGTTGAGCAGATCGATCTCTTGACCGAACACACGCTGGAACTCGGTTTCCGACGTGATGCCGTTGCGCGCCGCTTCCGTGCGGAGCTGCGACAGGAGCGAATATTGCGACTGCAGCTCGGTGGTCTTGCCAACGGTTTGGCCGATGACCGTGACTTCGAGTTCCTGCTGGCGGATGCCGTCTTGCAAAGAGCGCATCCGCTCCTGCTGAGCTTCTGACAGTTGATACTCCGCCTGGACGCGGGCCTGCGTGCCGGCCATGGCGATCCGCGACTGCCGGGCCGCTGCGTCCTCACCATCGACGATCTGGACGCCGGCCTGTGCGCGAGCGGCCGCCTCTTTGTCCGCCGGGGACTTGGCGCGCATAGCGGCCATATCGGCATCGTATTGGCGCACGCGCTGGCTCTGCGCTTCTTTCAGCTCATGTTCGGCGCGTGTCAGTGCCTGCGTTTCCGCAAGCTGGATGCGCATGGTTCGAGTTGCGACTGACTCTCTTGGATCATAGGTGTTTTCTTCCCGCTGACGCGCAACGCTCGCGTGCTCGGCAGGCGTGCGAGCTCGAAGCTCTGCCGCCTCTAGATCCGCAGATCGCTGCATCGAGAGCTGACGGAAGGACTGGTCAGCCGCAAATGCCGCGCCGGCGTCGCCATAGCTTCGGCTTCCCGCATTCTGCAGCGCCCGCTGCGCCCGCTCCATCTCCGTCAAAGCCTGTGTGGCTGCCTGCAGAGGCGCAACCAGCTTGGCGATCTCGTCAGCCTGCTTTGCATATTCAGGTTTCAGGGCAGCGGTCTTGTAGAGGCTGTCATAGAAGGCTTCGAAGTCGGGCTTGCCGGCCTTTACGCCGTTACGAAGGTCTGTGATCGCGTCGTTGAACGCTGCGAAATCCTGACCAAAATATGTACTCTTGGCGACATAGCCACCACGCGTGAGCGTCCCGACTTCACCGAAGAACTCTTCGCCGGCGGCTTTCGTCGAGTTACGCAGGCTGCGGATATCAGCGCCGGTCTGGAAGTTGAGCGCGTTGACGCCTTGCATCGAGAAGCTTCTGGCCTTCTCAATGAGCGTGCCATACCGCTCTTCCAGGGCCTTCAGCACGTTCCCGTGGTTCTGTAAGACGGCGTCGAGCTTTTTGGTATCTTCCTCGGACGTCGCCAAGCCAATCCCGAACTGGATGGCAGCAGCCGCACCCGCCGTCAGTCCGATGGTCGCGAGAGATAACGGACTGACCAAGCCGGCAAGCGCTGCACCCGTCGTGGTCACAGCGTCTTTCAGACCCATTCCGGCAAAGCCCCCTGCCAGCTGGGAGCCCTGCTGAAGACCGATCATGCCAGGACTCATCCCCCCAGCCGCAGTCACCGCAATGTCCTGAAACTGGAACATCGCATTGGTTGCCGCATGGTTGGGCGCGTTGTCATTGACAGGGTTACGATCCAGGCTGGCGACATACTGCTCGTGACGAGCCCGCGCCATGGTTTGCGCCTGAGCGAGTTCTGTCGTGCTCAGCTCTGCACGATCCGCAAGCATGGCATATTCCGCCAGTTCGCTATTCAAGCGCGCCTGTGAGGCGCCAACCGGGTCAAGCTGGGCTCGCAGCGCCGTCGCCTTTTGCGCAAATCGCTCCGCTTCGCGTGCGGCCTCTTCGAACACAGCTGCAGAGCCGCGTGCCGAGGTGCCATTCCCGTTGACGCCAAGCCGAGAGTTCAGGTCGCTCGCAAACGCGCCGCCTGCCTGTGTCGCACGGAGACGTTCCATTTCTTCGCGCCGAGCAAGTTCTTCGGCAAAGACCGATGCCGAGTCCGAAGCGCGACCGCCAGCCGCAGTTCCCACGCCGAGCGTCCTGTTGATGCTGGCCTGCGCCTGCGATGCCGCCTGCTCTGCCGCTTGGGCTAGTCGAGCCTCTGCCGCCATGCGCTGGTACGACAGCGCAAGATCGTCGACCGCACCGCTTTGTGCCGTGATCCGGCCGTTGGCTTCGGAAATGGCTTGCGACAGTGCAGCATTGCCCTTGGCAACTGCATGAGACGCGTCGGCGGCAACGCCGTATTTGCGCGACAGGTTTTCGACCGCGACCGAGGCCTGCTCGGCGGACAGCCGCCCCTTGTCGAGGCCGTTACCAACCGTCTTCAGCCCTCGGTCGAAATCGGCCTGGGCAGCATAGCCGCTCACGAACTGTCGCTTGATGCGCTCGATACCGTCAGCGGCCGACGAGATCTTGGTGTTGGTTGCAACTGCCGTCGTGCCAACAGCGTCCATCGCCTGAGCAGCTTGGCGACCGGACTCGGACATTGCGCGATCGGCGGCAACCTTGCGAGCGGCGCCAGCGGCATAGCCGTTCGCGTCGAGGTCCGCAGAGACCCTCAATGTCCGAAGTTCGACAGCCATGATTACCTCAAGAAGACGTCAGCTCGTCGGAGCCGTGATTTTCTGCTTTGCCTTCAGCGCTTCCGTCTCCAGATGGACACCATCCAGAACGGCGATGAAGCGCCGGAACTGCTCGAACTCGTCGAGCGTCAGCCCATGATCGCGCGCATACTGGCTCATCACCATGTACGAGATCGGGCTTTCGCCACCCATCGCGCCGTACTGCCGGTCGAACCGGATGGCATCGAAGGCGCGAAAGTAAAACTCGTGCCAGGCGCGAGGCTCAAAGTCCTCGTCCCCGGCATCATCTTCGGCCGTCAGCCATCCCTCATCGGGAAAAGCCTCAGCAATCTCGTCGATCCACGATTGATGCTTCGCAGCCCCCGAACGCTCTAGGCGGTTTCGGAAGGCTGCTCGGAGTTTCCCGCTTCTTCCTCGTCGTACTCAACCTGGATCTCGCTCACGGCCGCTGCGCACCATTCGACAGCGGAGATGACATTCCGATATTCCGGGTTGGTCATGATGTCGGCCGCCGTCGTCTTTTCGTATTCGACATCGAGGCCGCGCCAGCCGTGCAGGAGATGCTCGTGGTAGAGCTTACCGAGTTCGACCAGCATCACGTTCGGCGGCACGGGCTTTTTCTTGTACTTCCGGCCGAGGCGCTGCATGAGCAGCTCGCGCTGCGTCCGGTACGCCGGCAGGTGGAGAGACGAGACGTTGAACTCCACACCCGGCCAGTCCGGGAACTCGATCCAGTCGCCTTTTTCCTCGCGGGTCAGGTCAGCCTTGAGGGATGCAAGCTTGACGGTCATTCGGAGACTTCCTCTTTGGGTTCATGCAGCTGCGTACGCGGGGCGATCAGCCCCTTGTCTCGCATCAGCTGGGCGTAGGACTCGGGAACCGGCGCGCTTTCCACGCCAGCGGTAAATCGGACCTTCGTCTTTTCGTCAGGGTATCCGTCGAAGCTCTCGGACGGCGTGAAGGTGACCTGCTTTTCGTCCGGCTTCTTCGTCATGCGACGGCCCTCGTCAGCACCATCGAAGCCGCCGAGGTCGGATCGAACTTGGCCTGGAAGGGCATTTCGATGATGACGGACTGGTTGTTGCCGCGAACCATCGGCCCGCCGCTCATGCCCTTCAACTTCGGGATGTTCAGCGTGTACTTGGCGCCGGTTGCCGCCCCGACCGTTAGCGCAAGCGACAGGTCGTCGTGGTTGAGGATCGCATTGTAGAGATCGAGGTTCTCAAACAGCGCGGTGATCGAGCCAGTCACATCGAAGCGACCGAGGCCATGCGAATAGGTCTCATACTGCCCCAAGACTTCGTTCGCATAGATGTTGTTGTTGATCCGGATCGAAGCGGCCTGAAGCTTAGGAGAGGCAGCAACACCGCCGAGCGTCAGCGTGCCAATATTGAGCGCCGCGTTCAGAACGGGCGTCGTGGATGCTGCAGCATAGGTCGCGCCGGCAATGATAGCCGTAGCCGGGACGGGCGAACCAAGCCCCATCACGCCGAAGTTGGCGGTGATGAACTGCTTGGCATTCAGCTGCAGATCGAGCGTGTTGATCCGGCAGCCGCGGTAGCGCGTGAACGCATCCGTTGCGCCCTGTTCGAACGTCTTCTCGAAGGCCAGCGTCTTTGGCGTGCGTCCGTTCTTCAGGACATCAGCCGCCCAGTCCGAGCAGAACAGCGCGGCCAGGAGGTCGTCATAGGTGCCATAGCTCAGCACGCCGTTGATCGGGCCTGTGACCGACCGTCCGACATCGACGATATCGGACACGTTCCGGTCGTCGCGGATCTCGTCCGGGATGGCCGTCTGCTTTTCGAGCGTGATGCTTTCACTCGTGTAGCGCAGCGACTTCCACGAGGGCGTGGCGGGAATGACGCCAATGGCGGTTTCCACAAGATAGGCAAGCCGCGTCTGCGACCCTTCAGCAACGGTCATGGCTGTTCTCCAGGTTAAGGCCCGCAGGCGTTATGAGTGGGTGTAGTCCTGACGGTCCCACGTGATCGTGGTCGTCATGGCGAAGTAGCCGCCGAAAGTACGACCGGGGTCACCGGCGCCGATCGACATCTGGCGAGGGTGGAGGTCTCCAAGCGGACGCTCCCGGAAGAGCTTGGTCAGGCGCTCTGCGATGCCCCGCGCATCCCGGCTTCCGGCGCTGTTGGGCGTCATCACATGCAGGTAGACAACACCCGACTCCAGCCACATGTTGTTGCCAGGAGCACCAACCGTCTGCTGTTCCAGTAGATCGCCGACCACCTCGATATACACGAATGGTGCCGGCACTTCCGGCGTGTCGAAACCGTCATTTTCCTCGGAGATCGGCGTCTCGGTCCATTCGACAAGACGGGCCATGATCAGGTTGTAGGCACTGAGACTGGACATTCAGAACACCATGTTCATGACGACAGAGGGATAGGTGATTGGCATGCCCTTTTGCCGATCCTTGCGGCCGCCCCCGCGCTTGAGGACGTATGGCATCTGCGGGTGCACGCCCGCGCGGATGTCGAGCCACTTCGTCTCGAACTGGAAGGCAGCCGGCGTATTGCGACCCTCGTTGCCGAACCGCCGTGCCGCGTCGCGTTTCGCGCCGTCGAAGATGGCATTGCGCTTGGTGCTCAACTGCCCCGTCTCCGCCTTGCGGACATACGGCTGGAAGTTCGTAATCACCACCTCGGCCCGGCCGCTGATCGTGTCGAAGTTCGTTACCGGGACTTGATCAGCCAAGACGATGAACGATGCCCTGAAGCGTCCCGACCGAGCTGGTGCCCGTTGGCGAAGACGATCGAGCACGAAGGTGATCACTGGTTCCCAAAGCGCAAATTCGTAGATGATCGGACCAGGCGCGACGACCTCATCCTCGGAGGATGCCGCACGACCGTTCACATAGAGATCATAGACCTTGCTGGCGCCTGCACTCTGGGCCTTCTGCAGCTCCTGCCGGGCAAAGACGGCCAGCGCCTTGTTGATCTGCTCGGGCTCAAGATCCACTGTTGCCAGCTGCAGTTCGCGGTCGAACGCATCGAAGCTACTCATTAGCCACGCACCAGGAGTGTGTAGCGCACGAGCGCATTTCGCTTCCGGATCGGCTTCGGGATCTCGATGTTGAGTTCCCGTCCGTCAACGACGACCTTGTCGCTCTTCTTCAGCGGGGCAAGGCCTTCCAGGCCGGAGGGGCTGACGATAACCACCAAATCGGTAAGCTTGATGTCGCCGACGAGCTCGTCGTTCTTCACCGGGCGGACGAAAGCGTTGACCGTGACCTCGTGAGCCTTCATCCGTGGCGAGACACTGCCATCGTAGCGATAAAGAGAAATGACTTCCCCGGTCAGTGCCAGCGCCTTGTCCAGCTCCGCGATAGCCTCCTCAGCCTTGAACATCACGGCCCCAACAGGTTGCGATATCGAATGAGCTGACCCGCCACGAAAGGCGGCACAGCGGCTTCACCGGAACGTCCGGGAATCGCCCCGACCCAATAATCGCGCTTTGTGCGCATCACGTCGGGAACATCGATCTCCTCGCTCTTCAACGAGGGATCGCGTTCGCGTTCCAGCCAGGCGAAGCGGAAGAAGTCGAACGCGGCCATCTTCAGGTCCGCTGGGACTTCTTCGAAGCCCGCCTTGTATGTGACGACGATCTTTCCCGCCCCCCAAGACACGATCCGATCGTCGTACAGCCGGCGCACGATCCCGGCTTCCGGGTCAACATAATGGTCACCTCCCATCAGCACCGATCCGCCGACATTCAGCGAGACGATCTCTACCTCGTGACGTCGCGCCAACAGGAGATCTTCACCGCGAATGCCACGGAACGTCTCTTCCAGGGTTTCCTGCAGAAGCGTCGGTGGAGAACCCGCTGCAACGGCGACATTGCATTCCGCGCAGATCGCCGCAGCGACACGCCGATCCATCGCCTCGAGCATCGAATCTTGAGAACTGTCCACAGAGCGCAGGCCGGCTGCAACGCGCCGTTCCTCCGGTGTCAGCAGCGGCAGATCTGCCGCTGGCGTGACGGTCCGCAGGACGCCCCGCATCAGGCCTGCGCCTCGGATGCCTGAAGCGCAGCCTGGCTAGCAGCCTGGAGTGCGGCAATGACGTCGTCTTTGGTGCGCGCGCCAGACGCGTCGACGCCGCGGTCGGCCGCAAGAGCTTCGAGCTCCTTGCGCGTCAGTTTCTCGAAATCGATCGGCGGAGTAGATCCGACTTCGGTTTCGACTTCGGCCTCAGCTTCGGCCTCGACATCAGGAGTGGCAGTCGTGCTCTGCGACGCAATGAGATCGGTAGCAAAGGACCTGGCAGCCGGAAGGTTCGGAAGGCAACCCCCGTTGAGGATAACGCCTCCATCGTCGACGACATCAAAGCCGCCGCCAAGAGAGGGAACCGCACGCAACCCACGCGGCATCTCTTCCGGGGACGGATGCCGGAACTCTTCGACCGCAAGGAGGCCGGCCTCTGCGATCTCCTCGTCCGTGACCGGGGCGCAGGTGCCCATGGCAAGGCTCGACGTCGCGGCGACATACGGGAGGGTGATGATATTGCCGGCTTCGCGGCCGATCAGTTGGCGAACGAACATGGGAGATCCTTCTGCTGGAGCAAGGCACCGCCGACGAGCGGCGGAGCTTCAGCAATCAGTTGATGATGGCGGAGGGCGGCGTGGCCTGCTGGTATCGAAGATCCACCAGGATGAAGTCTGCCTGCGTGATGTTCGCGGCATTCGAGGCGCCCGTGGTCAGGTAGATGCAGTCGAAACCATTGGCGAGGTCGAGCTGTGCGGGGTCGATCTCGAAGATGACCTGCTTGTTCTTCACCGCCGCATCCGTGACGTAGCTCACCGCATCGCTGCGCCGGATCAGCGTATCGGTCAGCGAGGTATCGAGGTTCGCCCAGATCGGCACGGCATTGGCGATGGGCTTGGCGCCGGTCCCGGCGACATCTGTCGCCTGCATGATGGCAAGGGCGACCGTTGCGGCATTGCCCTGTGCGAGATGGACTTTCACGTACGCCTTGCCGGCGTTCTTGAGGCTGACGATATCCGAAGAGCGGCCGGCGGCATCGGCGGCAGGTGGCAGGGCTTCAACCAGCTTCATCTGCTGGGGAAATGTGAACTTGGTCATTCCGTTGATCTCCTGTGTGAATCTGATGAGGCAAAGGCCGGGGCCGAAGCCCCGGCTCGGTTCAGCTCGTTACGCGCGGGTTTCGAGCGTGATGAACGGGCTCTGCGTGGCCGTGCCCTTGTAGGGCGTCATCGGGTTGGACCAGATGGGCTGGCCGTTGAACCGGTAGACGAAGCGGAAGCACGTCTCGTCGTAGATGAAGCGGACATGGATCGACGACGCGAACTGCGTCGGGCCCTTGTCGATCGCCAGATACTGCGACAGGTCGACCAGCATGATGTCGCCAGCCGTGCCGAGCGTTGCGGCATACTCGACGGGGATGATCGGCCGGCCCATCAGAGTTGCATACTGGCTGCCGTTGGCGCCGGGCGGCGTGAACATGATGGCAGGCGCTGCGATGCCGCCGACATTCTCGGTACCGGCTGCGTTCTTGACCTTGATCACGAACTGGTAGAGCTGCGGCTCGACGTCCTGGTTGATGACCCAGACCGCAGTCTTGCGCGACCGCGCGGGCATCCGCGCCCACATCTTGAGAATGTTTTCCGCTACGATGGTGCCACCCAACTGATTGGCTTCCTTCGGAACGGTGATCATCGAGCCACCATTGAGGAACCCGAGCGGCATGCCGGCGCCGGTACCGTTGATGATCGCATCTTCGATCTTGAACAGGAATTCGTCAGCGAAGGCCTGGCGCAGCCAGGATTCAAGCGCGGTCGAATCCTGCAGAAGTTCGTCGGTCGCGTAGCAAAGACCGGTGAGCTTATCGAGCTCCATCTTGATGCGACGGAACTTCGGCGTGCTGTCGCGCTTCAGGCCAGCTTCGGCCGTCCAGAAAGACTGGATGCCGCCCCAACGGGAACCGTTCGCCCGGCTCGTTTCGTCGACGCCGTTCATATGGATGCCGTTGGAGTTCGGGCCGATAGGAATGCGGCGCACGCGACTGGCGATCTCGCCACCCTCGTAGGTGTTCTGCAGAAGCTCGTTGGAGAAATCCGTCTGCACGAGGAAGCCACCGTCAGCGGCCACGCCTTCCGACATGCCGGTCGGGCCAGCAAAGATCAGCCGGGGATCGGCACTGCCGCGACGATCGGGGTTGGCAGCGCCGGCGATCGCCAGCATCTGCTCGCCGAGCGAGGAGAAACGAGCGCCTTCGCGGCCCTGCGCATTGTTGCGGTCGGCGTTTTCGTTCGGGTCGATCACGCTACCGACCGAGCGCTGGCGCTCCATCTGACGTTCGGCGCGAACGATCTGATCGTCGAGCGCCGTCAGCTCGGCAGAGATCGCGTCATCGCGAGCAGCTTCCTGATCGGTCAGGCCGCGGTGTTCGGAGGCGGCCAGATCGAAAGCGCTCTGCGCTTCCTTGACCAGATCGGCACGCTTCTGGCGAAGAACCTTGATTGTCATGTACATGCTCCGTTGATGAGAGAACCGGGTGAATGGGGCGCAGGAAGTCAGCCCACTGTCCCGGCGGTCGTGGGGCGCTGAAGAGATGTCGGTGGGATGCGGCCTATCGTGTCAGTGACCGCGCGTGATCAGCCGTTGCGCGACCGATGAGCGTGGCGCCGGCGCCGGAAGGCATCACGGTCGCTTTCCGTGGCGCACAGCGCAGAAGCTTCGAGCGGATTGCCGCTCTCCTGCGGCTCCGATGGAACGTCAACAGGAGGCGAAGGTGGTGCTTCCTGTTCGGTAGCATCGGCGGTCGCATGCAGGATGGTGTCATGATCTGCGCGAGGTCCGGATGTCGTCTTCATGGAGGCAACACGGCGCAGCGTCTCGTCCAGGGTGGCAACCCGATCAGCCATGCCGAGCTTCACCGCGACTTTGTCTTTCTCGACGCGTCCTTCCCCGAAGCCGCCGACAACATCGCTGACCTTGACGCCACGACCACGGGCAACGTCCGTCGTGAAGTCGCGGTAGTAGTCGTCGATCTGCGCCTGCAGCGCCTGCGTCGCCTCGTCCGTCAGGGGTTCGTACTGGTTGCCTTCGACCTTGTACTTGCCAGCCGAGACGAACGTGAACTTCACGCCTTGCGCTTCCGCTGCCTTCGAGACGTCACGGTGCAAACCATAAACACCAATCGAGCCGACCTGACCGCCGGGTGTCACCACGATCTCGTCGCAGGCCGATGCGATCCAATACGCCGCCGACGCGGCCAAGCTGTCGACCTGCGCAATGATCGGCTTCTGGCCGCGCGCCTTGAAGATGTCGTTTGCCAGAACCTGCACGCCGTGGACGTTTCCGCCCGGACTGTTGAAACGCAGCACGATGGCCTTCACGGATGCATCGCCAATTGCATTGCGGAAGCTCCGCATCACGCGTTCGGTAGACGTCCCGCCTGGTCCGCTGATGTCGTCGACCTCAGACGCATGCTGTGCGATGATGCCGAACACAGAGATGACCGCGATTACGGATGCCACGGGCGCCGGCGAACCGCCCTCACCGCGACCGACAACACCGAGCGGATCCAGCGTAGCCGCACTGAAGAGTGCCGCGACACCGTTCGGCTCGCGCTCGCCCTTGAGTGCTGCGATCTCACTGGCCGATAGGCGAATGCCCTCGGCACGCCGCTCGACGACTTCCGCGATGGCTTGAAGCCGGTCGGGCGTGATCGCCCAAGGGTGCTGGACGATGGCTGCATGCAGGTGAGGAAATCTAATTGTCATCATCAGGCTCCGGAACGGTGTCAGAGATCGAAGGGCCGCCGTTGTGACCGATCAAGGCGCTGGTCGTGTCGTCGGACCGGTGGTTCGGCATGTTGTCGGGCGTGGTCGTGTTCGTGGGCACGAGGGGCTCATCGAGACCGTCGAGCGGATTGTAGCCAAGCGCCTCGCGGGCCTCGTTGCGCGTGAGGATCCCGTTGAGAACGAGCCGTGAGAAGAAGTCGGCCTGCGCCTTGGAATCGCCCGCAATCAACGGCTCCACATCGAAGGCGGCCTCGTAGATGTTCGGCGCGAGAATGAGGTCGCGACGGATTGCCCCGGTCCAGCAGCTCAGCCACGGCATCAGGTTGTTGCGCACGAAAGCCAGCATGATGGCCTCGACACCGGTGCCCCACGAGCTGGTCTTGGTCATGTGGTGCAACAGGACGAGCGGCACATCGAACCAGCGCGCAATTTCCTCGATCTGGAATTCCCGCGTTTGCAGAAACTGCGCTTCCTCGGAATCAAGGCTGATACTTTCGAACTTCGCGCCCTGTTCGAGGATAGGCGTCTTGCTGGCATTGCCGAGGCCGGAGAAGTTAGCATTCCACTGTGACTTGAAGCGCTCGAACGCAGCGTCGCTCATCTGCTTTTCGACAGTCACGACACCGGATGGCCGAGCCCCGTTCGAAAACAATCGCGCACCGTGCTCTTCAGCCGCAAGTGCCAGACCGATGGTTTCGCGAGCGTAGGCGACCGGGCTTACGCCGACGAGGCCACCGGGCGCCATGTGCGATCGCAGATGCAGAACCTCGTCCTGTAGCAAGATCCGGTTGCCCTTGATGGGGTCCGCGATCAGATATCGAATGCTCTGGTCGCCCAGACGCTCGACATGCACGCGATCCGGATGGATGGGCTCAAGGCTGTTGGCAAACCCGCGCGGTCCGGAGACGATCTCGGAGTAGGCATTCCCCCTCAGCGCCAGATGCCCCATCATCATTGCCTTGAAGTCCCACGCCGACTGCCAGTGGTTCGGCTGGTATTCCAGAAGGTCGTTCAGGGGATGTGATGGTGCCTCGGAACGCTTCTTCGTCACGGGATCGCGCTGATACATCCGCAGCGGAAGCGTCGCGACCGTCTTTGACAGAAGGCCGATGCACGCGTAGGCGGCCGACACCCGCATCGCGCCGTCTTCCGTGACGCGGCGACCGGACAGGCTCATGCTGGACACACCGCCCCCGTCGTACCAGCGATCATCGTCGGCCGGCGGCACCTTGCTGTCCTTCGAGGCGCGCACGCCGCCAAGCATTGCCGAGAACAAACCCATGCTCAGCGTCCGCCGCGCACAGTGCCGAGAACGGCCAGGCCGACGAGAATGCCGCCGGCGACCATGAAGCCCGCCGGCGGGTAGTGCAGCCAGGCGCCGTAGCCGGACAGTGCCGCGCCACAGATGCCGATGATCTCGCGGCCGGTCTGCCCATCGATCTTGATCGACGACGATACGGCCTTGGTGTCTTCTGTCATCAGGCTACCCTCAATCCACGTTCTTCATAGACGGACCGACCGGCCGCCTCGGGGTTGGTAATCATGACCGTGACCGCGTCGAACAACGCCATGGCAGGGTCGATCTTGGCGTCGCCGGCGTTCTGCTTGGTGGCGCGGATCGCAGTCGCGGTCGGCTCGATCTTGATGTTGCCGATGCACCAATCCATCATCCGGCTGGCCGAGTGGACAAAGGTGCCATTCGCGAGCTTTCGCTCGGTAGTCTTGATGGCGTTCATCAGCTTGTAGCCCTGCCCGACACCCTCGATCTGGCCGCCTTCCGGCGTAATCCCAATCTTGGCGAGCTCCTCAACGAACTCGCCGTAAGGGCCTTCGTTATCGATGGCGACGCAGGCGAGCAGCCCGGCTTCGTTGATCTCTGCGATGATTTCGATGATCTCACTGACGTCCTTCAGCTCGTCGTCGACAATAGTGAGATCACCGTCCGCCTTGAAGTCCAGCAGGGTCGAGGCAATCGACTGGCGCCGATCGAGTACACCCTCGTGACACCATGCCCGCGACACGCTGAGCCAGCGCCTCGTTTCCTTCTCGCGTCCAAGGGCTGCAAACCCGAACAGGTCGTCCAGCCCACCGCCATCGATCCCGACGACGATGACTTCCGAGCGCTCCATCAGCGTTTTCATCGTGAGCGTCGTGTCGATCCGCCGGTCCCAGAACTCCGCCCCCGGCCACGCATCGGTCTTGATGCCGATACCGATCTCGATGTTGAGATGCTGGCTTGCCCAGATGCGGATGTCGCGCTCGCCTTTGACGCGCTCGCCTTCCCAGTCCAGCACCAGGCTATGAAGTCGCATTGACCGACCGAGGTTCGGCATGACCATCCCCCAGTTCTCGGGGTCCTGCCACTTGAACGGGTCGGTGGCGATATCGTCCGGGAACTCGTAGAGGATGGGCAGCATTGCCCGGATCAGTTTGCCCCGGTAGTCGCCATTGCGGATCTTGCGCGCCGTGATCAGCTCGTCACGGAAGACGCCAGCCGGCGGCGCATCGCTCTGCGTCGTGATGATGATCAGCAGGCCTTCGGCATTCTTCTCGAGGCCGCCGCGGATCTGGCGCATCACCTGCGCCGCATGCGGGTTGCGTCCGAGCAGATGAAGCTCGTCGAGCAGGACCACGACAGGCATCGAGCCTGTGAGGATGTCCAGCGCGAAGGTCTTCACTTTCATCATTGAGCCGTTCAGAAGATCTTCGATCCTCTTCTCGTGCCAGACGATGTGAAAGCGGCCGGACCGACCAGGCCCGCCGTAGAGCTCCGGTGCAGCCTGGATCATGCCCGCCGCCTGCAGAAAGGCCCGGTCAGAGACGGACTGTGTCGGCCCGATGAACAGCATCTCGGCATTGTGCCGGCGGTTCATCAGCATGGCGACGATGATCAGCCCGCCACTGTACGTCGTCTTCGATTGACCTTTCGGGACGAGCGCAAAGATCTCGCGGATCATGCGGACGTGCTCGGCCGGATCGTAGCAACCGAAGGCGGCGCGCACGATGCCGCGAAACCAGGGGCCGCAAGCATCGCGCATCTTCGGCTGGCCGATCACATCCGGCAGTCGGAGCTCGTCGAAGATCTCAACGGCGAGGTCGGCCTCTTCCTCAAACAGCGGGAGATCCGGGATCAGCGATTGGCCGTTGCGGATACGGTCCTCCCAGTCGACGCAACTCAAATCCCATCCCACGGGCTGGCGAACATGCGCGGTCATGTCAGTTCAACTTGTCGCTGTCGGTGGTCCGCATCGCCATCAGGCGACCGAGCGGCGTCGCGGTATCTGGCGTGCGCGCATCCTGCAGGGCCTGCTCTTTCTTGCCTAACTTCACCGGCTTCTTCGGCTGGCTCTGCTCGGCAACCCGGCGGGCGAAATCGCTGTCGGCGATCGCCGCCTTGTCGATCTTCTTGCCCAGTTCCTTGATCGCCGCGACGTTGCCCGCTTCGACTTCCTCGTAGAGACGCAGGAGCACAGTGCCTTCAAGCTGAAAGCGCGCCGTCTGCCGACAAGCCAGCTCACGAAAATAATGTTTGCGCAAAGTCGGCTCTGTGATGCCGAGAGCTGCGGCAATCTCGGCTTCCTTCCGGCCCATCGCCAGCAACAGTCTGACTTTGCAACGCTTTTTATCATCGACCAGATGAGGGGGACGTCCCCGCTTTCCCCAGCCTTCGGGAACCTCATCACCAAAGAGGTCAAAAACTGCTGGCATAGAAAAAAACCTCTCGCTCGCACCCAAGCGGTTGGGGCCCTTGGACCCTGTGGACTTTCAACCCCCTACCCCCTCCGGCGCTCCTGCCACCGGCCAGACGTCACGCCCGGTCGGCCGGTCCCGTCATCGCTTTGATGCCGTGCATCAGCCTCTCGACCTCGGCACTGACGTCTGGTCGGGCGTGACTGACGAAGCTTTCGTGAAGAATGACCCTGCCGCGACGGCCGATCAGCTTGGTGGTGGATGACCGCCTCAGGATGCCGACGACCTTGCACCTGCGCGCAGGTGTCGAACCGCACCGCTCACTGATGCCTTGGCCAACCAACGAGCAATCTCATTGCTGGCCGTTACAATGACGACATCTCCATCCGGCAGGGCATCGATGAAAGCCTTGGCTCGATCCATCTGCTCACCCATCAGAACCGCTCCGCCATCCGCTTGGCTCGCTGCGCCAAGGTCTTGGTCGTGTGGCACGAGCCACAGAGAAGCTTGATGTTCGAGGGATCGAGCAGTGGCCCGCCATCCTTCACCTCAACGATGTGGTCGCCGAAGATGCGCGTATTGACCCGGCCGCAACCCATCTCCTCGCATCGCCGACCGCGCTCAGCGATCAGACGGTTCATAAACGTCCGCCATTCCGGAGACAGATAGAAGGCGTCGGCCGTCTTTGGCTTCGGCTTGACGGCCCGCGCATCGATCTGGCGAATGGAAGGCTTGATGGAACGAAGACGCATACTTCTAGAACAGAAAAGGCGACCTCTCGGCCGCCTCGTAGTCTGATCATAGCTTTCGCACTGGCCCTGAATCGGTGCCTCGGTTGAGGCTGTCAGGGCAGGGTCCGACCGGCGTACCGACCCCAGACTTCCGTCCCGCATGCTACTGCGTTCTCGGGGGCTCACTTCAGGATCATCGGATAATCCGTGACGATTGATACTCACACTTTCTCGACTTGCGCAACATCCAAATCGATCGGGGTCTTTCGTCCAAAGATCTCGATTTCCACTACGACCCTGTTAGCCGCAGCATCAAACGACGTCACCAAACCGAGAAAAGAGACGAACGGGCCGTCTATGATTTTTGCCTGCTCACCCAATGCGTAATAGATGGGTGATGGCGGCCTAAAGTCATAGGCTCCGCTTTTAGCCTTCTCGATGAATTGGTTGATGAATTTTGGGCTGACACGATGGAAGACAACGCCATTTCCAAGCACGCCGGTGACCCTTTTTTCCCGGTCGAAACGAAGGACGCCTTGCACCGCCTCGTTGCTTGGAACGCACCTGACGAGCACATAACCAGGCAGAACTGGAAGGATGGGAGCAGGTATAATCCGATGCCGACGCTTGATCTGTTCACCCTTCCGGCGAGGGATAAGAGCATGAACATTCTGCGATGTGAGTGCCTCTTCCACAGCAAATTCACACCGGGCGCGCACGCTGAAGCAGAGCCAAGCGGCCAATTCCGGATAATCATCAGCGATTCGCCGGCTAGCCATTCCGAGCTGCGAGATCCTGATTCGGTTCTCACGCCGCGCTTTCTCCTGCTTGAACTCGGCATAAGGCCGGATATCGATTGCCCGCGCCTGCTCAAACTCACCCGTTCTATGCCGCATGTTCATCGCCTCGCTCCACCCTTGCTGCCAAAGCAGCTGCCTTGAATGCATCCAGACCGCTTGGCCCACCCTTCGGGAACCAGACAACCTTCATCGTTCCGGGATCGGGTACGAAGGGCTTACTGTTGGTCTCGTGCCAAGCCTTCCAATGCCTCCACATGTCCGAGCCAACCTCAACAGGTTCACAGATCTCGCTGAACACCGCCGCCCATGCGTCAGCCTCTTCGGACTGCCTGTCGGCGGCCAAACGGTTCAGTCTATTCGCTTCGGGGTAGCCGATATCGAGAGCCCGCCGCTTGCCTTCGGCTTCCTCGAAGTCATCAGGGAACACGAGGTCATTGCCAGCCAATGCAATGCCCTTGCGTTCAAGATAGGCCAGCGCGCGGCTCTCGCTCGAACGGCGATGGGCGTCGAACGTCGTCCTGATCGTCTCACGCAGGTTCTCAGGGAGATCCACCGACGTGGGCGAACGGAGGAGCGGCAGCATGCGCAGCCCTGCCCACAGAGGCCCAAACGGCGCGACCTTGACCGGTTCCGCAGCCTGAGCCCTGCGCACCGCATTCGGAGCAATCGCCTGAAGATCGTTGAAGAGCTTGTCCCGGAGGTAGACACCGAGCACGACAGCGTCAGGCTCACCCTTGCGCTCGCCGTTCTTGATCCGAGGGCACAGAGCCAGATAGGCGTCTCGCCTCTCCTCGGCCATCTCTCGTTCTTCTGGCGTCAAGGCAAGGAACTGCCTGAAGCTCCAATCCTTCGATTGCTTCAACACAGCTGGCCACGGGTTTCCATGCTTGCCGATCCGCAGAGCGTCATGCCGCTTTTCGAGATCCTTCAAATCTTCTTTCGATCCGTCTCGCGCACGCCCTCTCTCATTTACTGGTTCTCTTACTGGTTCCCTTACAGGGTTACTGTCCAGATTCTGGACACGGCTTTTGCCATTTTCTGGACACGGCTCAGGCTGATTTCTGGACACGGCTTCGTCGGACCCGTGTCCAGTTTCTGGACCCGGCTTCAGCGCATTTTGTCGCTCGAAACCCGGCTCGAACGGAAAGCGATACCGGGTCGATTCCTGCCTGCGCGTACCCTTGCTGCGGCGCTGCTCGCGCGCGATCAGCCCGGCCGCTTCGAGGTCGTTCAGGTGCACGTTCAGCGTGGAGCGCGGCAGCTCGCAATCGTCCGCAAGCGTGTCCTGGCTTGGAAAGCAGCCATGATCAGGATGATACCTGTCGCACAGGTGCCAGAGGACGATCTTTGCCGCAGGCTTCAGCCCACGCTGCTTGATCGCCCAGTTGGTTGCGTCAAAGCTCATTCCGCCGCCTCCGCATAGACCGAGAGGTGCGCGCAGTTCGCCGCGACGATCGCAGCATAAGGCGGCGGGGACACGCTGTTGCCGACGCAAGAGACCTGAACCGACTTCGGAAACGACACCCAGACCGGCCCCTGACCGCCCTGATAGTCCCAAGCCCCGTCGATCTTGTAGTCGGGCGGAAAGCCTTGCGCGTTGTAGAGCTCGCGCGGCGTAAGCATCCGCATGCCGATGTCAACGATGACAAACGTCTGTTCGCCGATGACCAGCGTCACGAACTCTCGCTCGTCCCAGAAGCCGTATGAGCGGAGGAAGGCCGCAACCTCCCGCGCCCGATCTTCCTGCTCGACGGTGAAAGGCGGCGCACCGATGGCTGCCTCGACATGGCCGTGCCTGTCCTTCGTGGTGACGGTGCGGCAAGGCTCGTCTTCCGCGCCCCCGTCACCCGTGCCGTAGTAGGCTTGAAGGTATGGTGCAACGAGCTGAGACTTGCCCGCTCCATCCGCCATGACCGTTGCTGAAGGCTGATCGATGGCATGGCCTGTCGATGTGCCGAACTGGCGCGCGACGAAGGCCGATACCACGTTCTGTTGGCTGCCAGATTGTGTGGCCGTAGACATCGGCTTGTCGGCAGATCTGCCAGGGTTGACGCCGCCCACGCGCCGACTGTCATTGTTGTGCTGAGCGAGGAAGGCGACCGAGGCGCAGCCATCCGCCTTGCTAGTGATTGTCGCCAGCGGCTCATTGCCGCCGCGCGGACGGCTCTGGCCCGCCCGGCCGCCGCAGCCGACAAGCGTCGGAATGATGACGGCGTTCTGATCCTTGGTGCTGGCTGTGATGGTATGATGTGGCTCCGCGACCGAGCGATTGGAGCCGCCTTGCTGCGCCGCCGAGAGCACTGGCGCCAGCACGCCGAGGGGCGCCGCGCCACCAGGTCGTTTGATGAAGCTGTTCGGCGTTATGGTCGACAGCGGCTCTCGCATGTCCTGCCCGGTCGCACCCGTGTTGAACCGGATAATGGATGGTGAGATCGCAGCCTTCTCGCCACGGTTCGCACCGGTGATGGTATTGAAGGGCTGATCAACATCTTCGCAGCGCACACCATGCGTCAGGTTGACGATGAACGGCCGCGTAGCGTCGAGCACATACCGCTTCATGCCGCGGGCAACACGCGCCATCGTCGCATCCGCGAGTGGCCGCACAGCCCGCAGGCCATGCTTTGCCATGATCTCGCTCGACGTATCGAAGATCGACGGGCAGGCCAGTGACCAGTCGATGCACTCTGCCGCTGTCCGCCACGGCTTCTTGCGCCCCGCGATCACATCCGCGTCGTCAGGCTTGGCATGCGTCGGCTTCGGCCACAGGATAGGCTTGCCGTCACAACGTGCGACCAGGAACAGTCTATTGCGGATCGTCGGCGCACCGTAGTCGCATGCGCGCAATTCGCGCTTCTCGATCTTGTAGCCGAGCCGCCGCAGCGCCTTGCACCACGCCTGATAGGTTTCGCCGCGGCGATCCGGATCGGGCATCAGCCCTTTGTCCGTCTCGATCAGCGGGCCCCATTCCTTCCATTCCTCGACGTTTTCCATCGTGATGACATCGGGCCGAGCCCTTTCTGCCCAGAGAACAATCACCCACGCGAGGTCGCGAATGTTGCGCTCGACCGGCTTCCCGCCCTTGGCTTTGGAGAAGTGCTTGCAGTCGGGCGAGAAGTGCGCGAGGCCGACATGCCGGCCCTTCACATAGTCGAGCGGATCGACCTTGTAGATGTTCTCGGACAGGTGCAGCGTCTCGGGATGGTTGGCAGCATGCAGCGCCAGCGCCGCGGCATTATGGTTGATGGCGATATCGGGCGAGCGACCAAGCGCCATCTCAATACCGGTCGATGCGCCACCGCCGCCGGCAAAGCTGTCGACGATAAGCGGGCGGCCTGTGTCGGGCACGACCAGTGTGCCCGCGAGTTGCGCAGGGTCAAAGAGATACATGGGAAAGCCCCTCCTGCGCGTCGCCACGCGCAATAATGGTGAGCCCGATACGGGCATAAAACTGAGCGAATTGAACAAGGTCAGGGATCATGCCGGTGCGCGGATCGCGAACGGCGGAAAGGGCGGCCATCTCCGCGTCAAGCGCCTCGACACCCTCACGGAAGTTGGCGGCTCGCAGAACAGCCCGGATTGTGGTCTGATCGCGCCAGAGAACGGATTGCGGCACGGCAAGCAGCCACTGCGCGCGCTCCTGATTGGTCACGGCTTCGGCTAGCCCTTCGATGATAGGAAGGAGCAAGGTCATGCGGCCTCGCTTTCTCTTGTCAGCACCATGTGCACGCCGGCTTCATCCGGAAGGCCAAGCAAGCCGTGCGACACCCACTCGTCGATCAGCAGCTGTGCGACGCTGTCACGCACCCCGATCTGCTGGCGCAGTTCACGCCGTGTGACATCCGCACGTCTGGCAATCCACGACTGCGCCCGTTCCCGCGCTTCGGCCGTGCGCTCGTCGAGCGTTAGTCGCGGTGTCGTCCGGCTGAAATCCTCGTCGTCGGCAACGAAGGACGCGAGCCCGAAAGAGCCGGAAAAGCCAGGGCGCAGCGAGCCCTTGTCGGCATGTTCCATCCAGTCGACCCGCCGCATCGCCGTCTCGCTGCCATAGCTACCGTCCGGCTGACGCTCCCAGACGAACCAGGCTGTGTTCATCCGGCTAGAGGCCTTTGGCCCCTCCCAGCCTTCCCGATGCATCATCGGCAAGCGCCGCTTGAACACGTAGACGCGTGCCGGCGGGTTCTCGTCCATGACGAAGGACCGCGCATCATCCTTGAAGCCGCAGAGGAAATTCAGGTTGAGAAGCATGGCTATCTTGCGCGGCCGGTGCGTTCGCAGCGCATGCGCGACGAAGTCGTTCAGCAACTCGCCATAGGGCGGGTTGGTAACGATATCCGGCCCATCGCATTCGCCTGCCGTGGTCGTCAGGAAGCTGCCGACGCTCTGAAGTTCGCCATTGCGATCAGACGTTCCACGATCAACAAGATCCGAAAGGCGGACATCGTAGCCTGCCTCCTCAAACACCCGCGAGATCGCGCCATAGCCACAGGCCGGCTCCCACACGGTTGAGGTAAAGCGCTCAAAGGCAAGCAGAGTGCGGGTGGCGACATCGGGCGTCTGGTAGAAATTATCCCCGCGATCATCCTTCGAGGCAGATGCCGTGCCGATAGCGGCCCGCAGGTTCGCCTTCGGCGATGTTATGATCCGTTTCAGGTCCGCCTTCGTCGCCTCAGCGCCTGCCTCCCGCTTCTCGTCGAGAAAGCGCTTGATGATATCCGGATCTTGCCTGACAGCATCGCGGATCTGGCGAGCCTCAAAGATCTGCGGGCGCGTCAGCCCGATGTCGGCAACGCTTGGAATTTCAACGTTGTCGTCTGCAACCTTGAAATTTCGCCCGCCGCCATGGCCAGCGACCTCGCCACGATCGCGAGCAGCATCGTACTCGTCCGCCAGGCGCCGCTTGGCGAGCGCCTCGATTTCCAGCGCATCCGCCTGCGTCCGGAAGATTGCCGAGACCACGTCATCATGCGCGCCCTTGGCTTTCAGCAGCCGCGCAGCCGACTTCGTTGCGTCATAAGCAAACGCCGCCTGATCGCGCGCATCAAGCACGTCGGCTGCCATGACGGCGCGCGCCAGCGTGTCGGCCGCGCGATCAACGAGCGTGCGGATTTCGCCGTGTTCAGCCGGGAGGATCTTGAGGACCTGCGCCATCGTCAGCCACCGAGCCGATTGATGACGCCGCGCAATGCCTTCTTGAGCCGGTGGCACTTGTCGACGATGGTTCGCCTCTCAAGAGGGTCGATAAAGTCGTCTTCCCGCGCAGCGAAGATTTCTTCGCAAAGGGCCATAGCATTGCGGGCGATGGTATGCGCATCAGCCTCGGTGACCGTGCCTTCGGCCTCGTCGGCCGGCGCAGCCACAACGATCTGAAAACCAAGGATTTCACCGAAAGCCGTCAAGATGATCGGTGAGCCGGCGGCCCGGTCAACCTCTGCGGCGATATCGAGCGGGATCAGGGTCTCGGCATTCTCGGAATTCGTCGATGCATATTTCGATAGCTGGCTGATGCTCGCGCGCGTACGCGTGGTGACGACGCTGACGCCACCGGCAAGCCGGTAGGCGGCCTCCGTCGCCTTCTTGATGATGCGCACCTCTTCAGCGGAGATGCCACGCACAGTGTCGGATTTCAGGCGCACGGAAACACCCCGCAAAATGGCAAGGAAAAAAATTCGGATAAGGATTCGGTGAAGCGCGCCGGGCGGCGGCTTAGACGTTTGTCATCACATCACGGAGGGCCTTGGGCCGATGACAACCAGAATGAAAAGCCACCGGAGTGCTGGAGGAAGTCACTCCGGTGGCAGGTGGCAAAGCAGGCGACGTGCCGGCTTGGCAGGGAGTTTGAATCATGGCGCTTCATTCGGCTGCCTCGGAATGAAGCAAGGGTCGAGGACCGAAAACATCAGGACGCAAGTCATAGCGAGAGACGCCGGTCACTCGCTCGACCTCAAGAACACGCTCAGGCGGGACCTTCTTCCACTGAGACACAGCTTGGGGGGTTACGCCTCCCAAAGCCTTAGCTAGCGCAGCGGGGCCGCCTGCCTCCTGCTTGGCCTGATCGCAAAAATTCTTCATGAGTAACTGAAAGCATATCTTTCAGTTTTCCGCAAGCATCTCTGTCGGTGAAAGTGACTCTTTCGTGCTGCATATTCCTGAAATGAAAACACCTAGAAAACTTGACCCGGCACGCGGCGAGCGCATCAATCGCGTTAGAACGGAAGTGCTAAACCTAAAATCTCAGGAGGCGCTGGCGAAGCTGCTCGCCAAGGAAGGGAGGAACGTTACCAGAGGCGCAGTCGGCAACTGGGAGCAAGGCAAAGAAGTCGGCATTGAGAGCCTTACAGCGATTTGCAGGCTTTCAGGCGTCGATTTGGAATGGCTAGCTTTTGGGAAAGGAGAGATGGCGGCGGCGCCATCAACGGAAGAGACAGCCAATAAGCGCGTCAAGTCGAATGCGAGCTTTCCGCCGATGTACCAACGCTTCGACGGTGACAGTAGCTTGCCACTGCTTGGACAGACAGTAGCAGGACCAAACGGACGTTTTATTCTGAACGGAACCGAGGTCGGCAGGGTCTTCACGCCCCCGATGTTGGAAGGTGTAGAAGGGGCGTATGCTGTCCGAGTGTATGGAACCTCAATGGAACCACGATATTTTGCGGGCGAAACAGTCTGGCTCAACCCACATGAGCCTGTTCGACAGAATGATGATGTCGTTGTCCAACTGCTGACAGACGAAGAAAATGTAACCGAAAGCTACATCAAAAGATTCTCGTCGAAATCCTCAAGGGTTACGAGGCTGTGGCAATACAACCCCGAAGAAGGCGAGACGAACGAACTCGAATTTGACAGTGAGCGAGTTTTTACTATCCACAAGATTGTTTTTCATGCGGCAGCATAACTGTCGCCCTTCTCTATCCAAGCTGGCCTGATCGTTAAATTTCGTTTATTTGGCGGCACTTTTGGGCATTCTCTGCAGCGTATCTTTCGACATAGCTGCATGTAGTTGTGAACGCCGAGGTCCGACACCTTGGTGAGGTTTTCGCGCATAAGAACCCGTGAATGACCACAGTCATCGCACGCGACATAAATACTAGAGAGCTCGACGATCAGCCTCATTGCATCGGGATGATTGACCGCAGGACGAGGCATGTCGAGCTCCTGTTTGTTCTCTTTCCGTTCACGTTATAAAAAGCAGAAGACCGCGCAAGAGTCGATTCGATTCTTGCGGTTTCCGATCACGAATTTTGCACGCTTGCCTTTTCCAACGCCAACCCACGGGTCCGCGTCCGAAAGCTTTGCTTTCTTTTCAGTTGCACAATTCAGAAAGATATGCTTTCATTGATGAAGAGATGACAATGTTTTCTGTCTTACTCTTCAACGAAGGAGCACATCATGAACACCTACAATCCCGTCACGACACGCCATGTGGCCGCCGAAATGGCCAACGCCCAGCGCGAAGCAGGTCGCAGCCTGACCAAGGCTGAGCTTATGTCCGAACTCGGCCTGACCGACGAACAGGTTACATCCAGCGCCGGCGAGGCATCCCGCCTTTTTGCTCGCAGCGAACGTCGCGCAGCCTGATCCTCAATCCGCTTCGGTGACCGCCCCGCATGGGGCGGCATCCGAAACGGATGAAGGATCTCCAACATGTCCCGAGTACCTGAAGATGCGGCCGCCGCGCGGGTTCGCAGAAGCGATACTGCACCCTCCGTCCGGCGCGTCGGCGCTTTGCTTGTCATCTTTGCTGTGATCATCGGCCTTGTTCTGTTTGCCGCATTTGCGGCGCTCTTGGTCGCTGCGCTTACGGGAGGATTTTTCTGATGGTCAGGCTCCCCCCGATCACGGGCGAAAATCATCCGTACCGCATGCAGAACCCCTGCCGCGGCATGATCATCGCGCTGCTGGGCGTCCTCTTCCTTGGCCTTATGGCAGCCGTTCCGCTGGCAACGTCCGGCATGGCACGTCAGGCTGCCTACCAACAGGCAGAGGCCCGCATATGAAGCCGGTAGATCCCCACATGCAGGCCGCACTGCTTGCCTGCTACGTTACTCCGGACGCTGAGTTTCGGCAGATCGCCGTCGCGCACGGCGTCGATCGCGAGCAGCTCCAGGAAGAGTGGTTCGACCTCGAAGAGCAGCGCCGCGCGTATCGCGCGCGTGAGGTCTGCTTACCAACGACAGCGCCGTCGAGGATGGCAGCTCATGCGTAGCGCTGCTCCTCAGTCCCTCCCATCGCCTGATGTCATCACGCAGAACGAGAAGAGCCTGTGCGTTGCAGCGGCGATGTCCGCGACCGAGGCGGCGACTGAACTGCTGCGGTTCGTTCGTGAAGGCGAAGGTTTGAACGGGATGTTCGAGATCGATGATCTCGTCGAGAAGCTTCTCGACGCCGCCAAGATGACGATCGACGCCATGGGCAATCGCGAAGAGGCGGTTCGCTACGTCGATATCCACCGCGACCTCAAGCACGAACTTACGGCTTGGATTTAACCATGAAAGAGAGCGCCATGACGAGTAGCAACGCCTGCCACGGTGACGTCGAGCGGTTATATCGCGCCATCGCTGATCGAGAGCCTACGCATGAGCTCCTGCAGCTCGTCTACGACATGTTCGGCGCAGAGTATGGTCTCCGTCCCCCGGCTCTCGAACTTCGCGTGCAGCGCCTTTGTGAAACTCAGGTGCCCCCGCATGGCTGAAACGCTTTTCTCAGTGCATCGCTCGCAAATTTTCACAGCAATGCAGCACGCCGGTCGTGCCGTCAGCGGCAAAGACACCATCCCAATTCTGTCTCATGTCCTTCTGACGGCCGAAGGCGAGACGTTGCGCCTGCGCAGCACAAACCTTGATCTTCAGATCGAAGCGGAGTGCGAAGCGATGGACGTGAAGGCGGCGACATCAATTGCGCTTCCTGCTGCCCGACTTGGCGACATCCTGCGTCAGCTTCCGGAGAGTGCCGAGGTTCATTTCGAAAAAGGCCGGCTCAATCACCAGGTTGGAATTCGCGCCGGCCGTTCCGTGTTCAACCTGTCGTATCTTCCTGCCGTCGATATGCCTGACATGTCGCCGCGTCACGGGTTCGAATGGACCGAGATCAACGGTGCGGCGCTCGCGGAGGCCATTGCGAAGTCGAGTTATGCGGACAGCAAGCTGAAAGACCGGCCTTTCCTTGAGGGAATGTGCATTCGCTCCGGGGAAGACGGAACTGGCATTGAGGTCTGCTGTCTGGACGGCTTGTCGCTTGCTCGTATTCGCCTACCGGACGCTGGATCTCCCCGGTTTCCGGAGAAGCTCGACAGCTACCCGCATGTGCTCTTGCCGATGAACACCGTGACGGCGGTTCACAAGCTCTTTGATGATGCCAAGCGGCCTGCCGAAATGGCCACCACTGACACGATGGTCGGCTTCCGCTTCGATGGGGTCGAGATCCGCTCGAAGCTGCTTGACTACGTATATCCGCTTTACGAGAAGGCGATCCCGCCGCGAACCGATACGACGATCATTGTATCGCGGGAAACGCTCCTTGGCGCCGTGAAGCGGGTTTGCGCTGTCGGTATCAACATGACCGGCCAGAAGCATCGCGATGGGGTTCGCATCAAGGTCCAAAACGGGCAGATCCGCATTGACCTCCTGAACGAGGAGGGCGGCTACGCCGAAGACTACATCTCTGCTGAGATCACCGCTCCCGAAGGCTTCACAATCGCATGTGATGCCGCGCTGTTTGAGCGCACCCTGTCCGCCATCAAGGCCACTGATGTCGAGTTGGTCGTAACAGATACGGCGACGGCCTTTCGTGTCGAGCCCATCGGCCGCTCCACAGAGACGCACATACTGATGCCGCTCAGGCCTCGCTTTGCGGCGGTGGACTGACGATGAACTCGCAAGCGCCGTCCGAAAATCAGAAACGCATGAATGCTCTTCGGCGCAGCGTCGATGGCGCCATGCAGGATTGGACGATCGAGGTCGATCACACCGGCACATATGTCGTCGCGTCAGACGGGCCGAACAGCGAGCGCGTGTTTCGGATTGAGGATGGCGCGAGCTTTGAGAACAGGGAGCTTGCTCTGGGCGCCGTTGGTTTCCTGCTGTTCCTGTTGAAAATGTACGATGCCGTAGTGACACGTTTTGTGCCGAAGCGCCCGGCGCAAACTCAGGAAAAGCGAGCCGCGAACTACGCTGCTGAGTGCGCAATGAAGTGTGAGGACAGGAAATTCCGGGAGTACCTCCACGTCTGCCACGGCGTAGATGTCTCGGACTCGAAGCGTATTGTTACGCGCGTTCGCTCCGTTCTCGGCATCAGCTCGCGAACCGAGCTCAACAGCGACCCTAAGGCGGCTGCCCGCTGGCGACAGTTGGTCGGCGATGCCGATGCATGGGGGCGAAGCAATTGACCCTTCCTCGGCGAGAAATCATCCAGGCGAAAATCATGGCGCGGGTCCGCGTCGACGAGGATACGGGCTGCTGGATCTGGACCGGGCCGACGTCCGGCGAAGACGGCCGCGGTGCAGGCTATCCACGCATGAGCCTCGCAGGGCAAACCGTGGCAGTCCACAAGGTCATGTGGACCAACGAGCACGGATACATTCCGGGCAAGAAAGAGCTCGATCACAAGTGCCGCAATCGGCTGTGCGTCCGCCCCGACAATCGAGATCACGTCGAACTGGTCACGCGCAAGCGCAATGCGCTGAGGCGCGAGGCAGCGAAGCGCATTTTGAAATGTACTGAGGAGACCGCACGATGAAGAGATTTGCTGATGAGGTCGCGTTGGAGATGGCGGGAAAGGCCGTCTTCGACGTCATGGATCACGATGGGCCGATCGGAAGCGATCGCCCTGAATGGGTGACGTGCGCCAAGACGCCAAGGCAGGAAGCGGCAAGGCGCTATGCGAGCGCTGCGCTTAGTGCCGCGACCCCATCGCCCCAGGCAGATGTGGTGGGACTTGAGGCCATTGGAGAGATCAACTCCAGCGGCACCCTCACATGGTTCAACCCACCGATCAGGCGTGGCACGAAGCTCTATGCGGCTCCAGGCTCCACGCTGAAGCCTAGAGAGATCGAATGCGTCTGCAAGCGCGCCATCTGCACCTACGACCACGACTTCGGTTGCGGCCTGGATCGGTCGAAGGAGCGCCACGATGTCTGATCCCCGTATTGTCTGCCGCTTCTCCTGCGGCGCTGCGTCAGCCGTCGCAACGAAACTCGCTCTGCGGAAGTATGACCCAGATCGGGTTGCGATCACCTACAGCAACCCGGGCAGCGAGCATCCTGACAACGTCCGTTTTCTGGCAGACTGCCAGCGCTGGTTTAACCACGAGATTATCGTCCTAAAATCGGATGAGTACGCCGACACATGGCAGGTTTGGGACCAGTCGAACTTCATCGTTTCTCGCCACGGCGCAGCCTGCACGGGCCTGATGAAGCGCGAGCCGACTTATGCGTTCTCCCGCCCAGATGATGTTCTGGTCTTCGGGTACACGACAGAAGAGCGAGGTCGCGCCGAGCAGTTCAGAAAGCAGAACTTTGAGGTGGCATTCGAGACGCCGCTTATTGATGCCGGGCTGACCAAGGTAGATTGCCTTGCCATGATTGAGCGAGCGGGCATTGAGTTACCGGCGATGTACCGCCTCGGCTACCACAACAATAACTGCATCGGGTGCCCCAAGGGCGGGATGGGCTACTGGAACAAGATCCGCGTGGATTTTCCCGAAGTCTTTGAGCGGATGTCCATCTTGCAGCGCCGCCTTGGAAAAGGCTCCGGTTTTTGGCGCGAGCGAGACACCGGAGAGCGGATCACACTTGATGAACTTGCTCCGGATCGCGGCAACCACAACTCTGAACCGAACGTCGAATGCTCGCTGATGTGCCATTTGGCAGAGCTGGGTGCTGAAGACGATAGCGAGGCAGCATGACCAATACCGAAAGCCGATCGCATTGGATTAGGACGCACACGCGAGAAGAAATCGCGAGCATGATCTCTGTCGCGAACATCCGAGAACATATGGATCACGGTGACCTCACCGGATGGTGCGAGAGGATACGGGGCTTCATTCGTAATTGCGAAAACCCATCGCCCCAACCGAAAAGCATACTGCCTTGGGTCGAGGGAACGTATGTCTCGACAGACGACGATAATGGCCCGATGGAGGGCATACCGGTCAATCTGAAGGCATCGCGGGCCGGCACCTATACGATCATTAGGCAGCGGCGCGAAGACGGGCTTTTCTTGTTGAGGGGTAGGCTGACCTTTGGGACATCCGTATTTGCGCGACTTGAAGATGCTCAGGCCGCAGCGCAAGCCGACTACGACAGCACCCTTCCACCCCAAGAACATGGGCCGGGGTTTCAAAACCGCGTTGCAGCGGCACACCATGCGCTCTTCCACGACGATCCGACAGACGTTGCAGAGCGTGTCGCCCGGTTCTTTGAGGAAGCTGCCGAGACCTGCCAAGCACTTGGCATGACTCACTACGACGCTGATAAGCTGCTGAGCTACACTTTCGGCCGCCCGGTTGGTGATCCTGCGAAGGAGATCGGCGCGGCCAAGCTCACTCTCGCATCGCTCTGCGTTGTGGCTGGCTATGACATGGATGCATGCGGTGAGGCCGACTTGGAGAAGCTCCAGCGTCCCGAGACCATCGCTCGTATCCGCGCCAAACGCTCGACGCGCCACGGTCGCGGGCCGCTGCCAGGGATCGATCCGGCTGCTTCAAGCATGCTGCAAAGCGCCGAAACCATTCGCCAGATCAACGACCGCGAACCTGTCGATGAATGGGTCTCGCGCGCCGCCACGGAGGGCTCTGCCGATGTCTGATCTGCTTATGACACGTCGCGTCGTCTTCTCAGAATGTGGGCTTTATCGATATCTGCTTGAGCATGATTTTGGCGGCAATGGACCTGTCATTTCGCTCGGCATGGTCAACCCTTCATTAGCCGATGGAAAGAAGAATGACCCGACCATGACAAAGGTCGATGGCTTTGCCATGCGCATGGGCGCAAGCAAGGTCAGGGTCTGGAACCCCTTCGCGCTCATCGCCAAGGATGTGCGAGATCTGCGTGACGCCGCCGATCCTATTGGGCCGGAGAACGACACCCATATCGCTCATGCAGTTCGTGACGCTGATATTCACATCGTTGCCTGGGGCCCTCTATCGAAGCTTCCCCGCCCACTACGCTCGCGCTGGAAAGATGTCGTGACAGTTCTGATCGAGGCGGGGGGCAAGCCGATGTGCTGGGGAACTGCGCTTGATGGCCATCCACGTCATCCTCTCATGCTTGCCTACGCAACGCCGCTCGTTCCGTGGAGCGCACCATGACCGACACCAAGACCCCTTCATCCCAACCGAATGAGCTTGACGACAACATCTGCCCGATCTGTGCCGAGCGGTTCAAAGCAGACGATACATGCGCGATGGACATCGAGATCGGCCCTGTTCATGCAGAGTGCTTGGACGGCTGCGATGTCGTCGATCTCGATACCGGCGAACCAACCGATGAGCCTTTGAGCACATTTCGCTACGGCGAGATTATCGACTCGACGTCCCAAAAACTGTCGAAAGGAGGTCAGTAGATGCCTTCTCCAGGACGATCTGTTCGCTCAGACATCCTTCCCATCTCTCTTCCTCCACTTGGCATCAATCGAGAACAGGCCGCTGCGCTGATCGGTATCGGCGTGAGCCTTTTCGACAAGGCCGTAGAGGCGGGCACCATGCCAGCACCACGCATGATTGGTGGCCGGCTGATCTACGATGTGCAGGAACTCATAGAAGCCTTCCGCCGACTCCCCCATACCCGCGAGACGCTGGATCTTGACGGAGACCGGCCAACGGGCAATGCTTTCGACAATGCCAAAAAAAGTCACTGACAAGCTGCCTAAGGGCGTGAGCATGGATCGCGACTTCCGCACACGGGAGCCGCGATACTATTTCCGCGCTGCAGGGCAGAAGAAAATTCGATTGCGAGAAACCCCAGGCACGCCTCTCTTTGAAAACGAGGTTGCATGCGCTCGGCTTGGCGTACCGTATCTGCCAGACGGGCCGACGATACAGCCGCAACCTGTTGCCCCACGCGAAAAGCCCAAAGACAGCATCGATTATCTGGTCGAAGAGTACAAGCGCCGCACGTCGGGACGCGTGAACGACATTCTGTGGGGACGACGTGCCCGTATGCTGGAAGAGATCTCTGGCTACCTATTTGGCACGACCCGTTGCGGTGCCCTGCCATACGCGGACATGAAGCGTCGACACGTTCTGGAGATGAGGGATGCCCTCCGGACGACACCAGGTGCCCAAAACGAGATCATCCGCGCCCTCTCAGCAATGTATTCGTGGGCAATCGAAAACGATATCGAGGGGGTGTCTACCAACCCCGCTGCGAAGATCCGGCTTCTCAGATCAGGTGATGGATTCCACACTTGGACCGTAGACGAGGTCAAGGCATTTGAGGCAAAGCACCCAGTTGGAAGCAAAGCCCTGCTACTGCTTCATCTCGGACTTTTCACAGGTCTGCGCCTTAAGGATCTTGCTGTCCTTGGTCGCCAGCACATCCGCAACGGCGCACTGACTTTCCGCCCTGGCAAGACCGAGAAGTCGAGCAACATAGTCGTGGAGATCCCTGTTCTGCCTACCCTTCAGGCGACCATCGACGCTTCGAAGACGGGGAACATGACGTTCATGGTGACCGAGTTCGATAAGCCTTTCAGCGTCAACGGCCTCGGAAACAGGATGCGCAAATGGTGCGATGAAGCTGGACTTCCTCACTGTACAACGCACGGCCTGCGCAAAGCCGGCGCCACGATCGCCGCCGAGAATGGCGCAACAGATGAAGAATTGATGGCTATCTTCGGATGGACGACGAAGAACCAGACCACAACCTACACGAAGAAAGCTCGTCGAAAGCTGATCGCCGCAGGGGCCATTCACAAGCTCATACCAGAACAAAAGTAG